GCGAAGGCCAATGTGCCGGTGCTGGCCACCAGCTGGGACGAGGCGGTGGAGCAGCTGGGCTTTTCCTACGACTGGGAGAAGTACCCCCTGTGCGAGTTCATGTATTCGCACTTCCAGCTCTATGGCTGCCAGCCTGTGGTGTTCTGCAACGTGCTGGACTCCACCAAGACCAGCATGAAGGACAGCGCGGCCGGCGATGGGCAGGAGCCTGTCACCGTGACCGACCACCAGGCGTCGATTCCCTTCGACGCCATCGCGTCCACCATCCAGGTCAGTGCGGATGCTGACTTCGGAACCGCGCTGGAGCTGGACGAGGACTACAGCGTCCTCTACGACGAGGACGCCGGCACCTGCATTGTGGAACTGCTGGACGGCGGCGAGAACTATGATGCGGCCCAGCTGTACATCAAGTATGCCGCCGTCAAGCCCGATGCGGTGAAGAAGACCGACATCGTGGAGGGCCTGAGCGTGATCGATGACTGCATGAGCACGGTCGGCCTGATCCCCGACCTGATCTGCGCCCCCGGCTGGTCCCACGACAGCGTGGTGGCGGCGGTCATGGCCACCAAGGCGGAGGGCATCAACGGCCTGTTCCGGGCCAAGGCTCTGATTGATGCGGACACCAGCGAGAACGGCGTTCGCAAGTATTCCGAGCTGCTGCCCTGGAAGAACAAGAACAACATCGTGGACGATGACCAGATCCTCTGCTGGCCTATGCTCAAGCTGGGCGACTATAAGTTCCACATGAGCACCCAGCTGGCGGGCCTGATGGCCCAGGTGGATACC